GTTCAGGAAGCCCGGATCAAAGCAAAGAACGGCGGGCAGATCATCTTCATGGGGATGCAGAACCACACCGCCGACAGCATCAAGTCTCTAGAAGGCTACGACATTGCATGGGTGGAAGAAGCGCAAAGCCTGAGCGCCCGCAGCTTGGAACTTCTGCGGCCAACAATCCGCAAAGACGATTCTGAAATCTTGTTCACATGGAATCCGGCCAGCCCTACCGATCCGGTTGATGCTTTGCTTCGCGGAGACAATCCGCCGCCTGATTCCGTGGTGCTTCAGGTCAATTGGTCAGACAATCCATGGTTTCCTGACGTTCTGCGGCAGGAGATGGAATACGACCGCAAGCGTGACGCTGGCAAGTGGGCGCACGTTTGGGAGGGCGCTTACCTGAGCAACACCGAGGCACGCGTATTCCGTAACTGGCGCGTTGAGGAGTTCGACACGCCAGCCGATGCTGTGCTGCGATTCGGTGCCGACTGGGGCTTTGCCGTTGACCCGACTGTCCTGGTGCGCTGTCACATCGTCGGGCGAACGCTATACATAGATCACGAGGCTTATCGCATCGGGTGCGAGATCATGGATACGCCGAGCTTGTTCATGACGGTTCCAGACTCCGAGCGCTGGCCAATCGTGGCCGATAGTTCACGGCCTGAAACCATCTCGCACATGCGGCGCAATGGATTCCCCAAGATCATGCCAGCCGTAAAAGGCCCGCGCTCAGTTGAGGAAGGTATAGAGTGGCTGAAGTCTTTCGATATCGTCGTGCATCCGAGGTGCCGACACACAATCGACGAGCTGACCGCGTACAGCTACAAGATTGACCCGCTCACATCGCAAGTCCTGCCAGTGCTTGAGGATAAAGACAATCACGTTATCGACGCTTTGAGATATGCGTGCGAGGGCGCTAGGCGGGCTCAGATCGGCATGGCCAAGCCGCAGATGGTTCATGCTGTGCCGACTGTCTCCGCTTGGAGGTAATCGCTCCAATGTGGTATAAACTGCCCCGATACTTCGGGGCTTTTTTATGGCACGCAGCAAAGCGGAAAAGTGGGCAGCTATTCACAGCGAGGCAATGGCAGAATTTGATGCCATTCAATCGGCTTTGCGCGATGAGCGCATGCAATGCCTTCAAGACCGCCGGTTCTATAGCCTCAGCGGTGCGCAATGGGAAGGCCAGCTGGGCGAGCAGTTCGAGAGCAAGCCACGATTCGAGGTGAACAAGATCCACCTCGCCGTTATTCGCATCATCAACGAGTATCGGAACAACCGCATCACGGTCGACTTTGTGCCGAAAGATGGCGACTCAGAATATGACAAGCTGGCAGATACTTGCGACGGGCTTTATCGCGCCGATGAGCTGGATTCGAGCGCCAATGAAGCATACGATAACGCATTCGAGGAAGCCGTAGGCGGGGGCTTCGGTGCATGGCGCTTGCGTACAGTCTATGAAGACGAGGAAGACGAGGACGACGAGAAGCAGCGCATTCGGATTGAACCGATCTTCGACGCTGATTCGTGCGTTTTCTTTGATCTGAACGCAAAGCGCCAGGACAAGGCAGACGCCAAGCGGTGCTATGTGCTAACCGCGATGACCCGTGAAGCATACGCCGATGAATGGGGCGACGACCCTAGTAGCTGGCCCAAGGATGTGTTCCAGCATGAATTCGACTGGCTCACGCCGGATCTGGTCTATGTGGCCGAGTATTACAGGATCGAGGAGACAAGCGAAACCGTCCGCATCTACGAGAAGCTCGACGGTGAAGAAGAACGCTACACCGATGCCGAGCTAGAGGCCGACGAAAACGAGCTGCTTCTGGAACTGCAGGCCACCGGCGCGCGTGAAGTGCGTCAGAAGAAGGTCAAGCGCAAGCGCGTACACAAGTACATTCTGAGCGGCAATGCGGTGCTGGAAGACTGCGGCTACATCGCAGGAAAGCATATCCCAATCGTGCCGATGTACGGCAAGCGCTGGTTCATTGATGGCATTGAACGATGCATGGGCCATGTGCGCCTAGCAAAAGACGCGCAGCGCCTGAAGAACATGCAGCTGTCCAAGCTCGGCGAGATATCCGCGCTTTCGACTGTCGAAAAGCCCATTTTCACGCCTGAGCAGATCGCAGGGCATCAGATGATGTGGGCCGAGGACAACATCAAGAATTTTCCGTATCTGCTTATCAATCCGGTGACGGATGCCATGGGCCAGCAGGTGGTCGGCGGGCCAGCCGCTTACACCAAAGCCCCGAACCTGCCGCCTGCCATGGCCGCGCTATTGCAGATCACAGAGCAGGACATGCAAGACCTTCTCGGCAATCAGCAGGGCGCTGACAAGATGGTGTCGAATATCTCCGGAAAAGCGGTGGAGATGATCCAGCAGCGCCTTGACATGCAGACCTACATCTACATGAGCAACATGGCCAAGGCCGTGAAACGTTCAGGTGAGATCTGGCTCAGCATGGCAAAAGACGTATTCGTAGAGCAAGGCCGCAAAATGAAATCAATGGCGGCTAGCGGTTCCATTGAATCGGTGGAACTCATGCGCCCGGTTTTGTCAAAAGATGGCGAGCTGGAATACGAAAACGATTTGAGCGAAGCTGAATTCGATATTGCCGTGGATGTTGGCCCGAGCAGTTCCAGCAAGCGCCAGGCTACAGTTCGCGCACTGACCGGCATGATGCAAGTCACGCAAGACCCGGAAACCATGCAGGTTCTTTCTGCAATGGCCATGATGAACATGGAAGGCGAAGGCTTGAGCGATGTGCAGCAATACTTCCGCGGCAAACTCGTTCGCATGGGCGCTGTGAAGGCTACCGAACAAGAGGCCGAGCAAATGTCAGCCGAGATGCAAGGCCAGCAACCTGACCCGCAGGCCATGTATTTGATGAGCGCGGCCAAGGAAGCTGAAGCCAAAGCCATGAAAGCACAAGCGGATACTGTGCTAACTGTGGCAAAATCCGAACAAACCAGGGCACAGACAATCGAAACCCTCACGAATGTCGATGCCACGCAGCAAAAAGCCGCAATCGAAACTGCGCAAGCAATCGGCGGCGCTTTGCAGCAGCAACAGAATATGGGCATTCCACCCGGCCTTTAATGGGGTGAGTTTATCAATGGGGAAACTATGTCAGAAACGGCAGAAAACGAGGTAATCGAGCAACCTGAAACCGAAGCGCAAATCGAAGTGGAAACCGAAGCAGAAGGCCAAGCGCCTGACGCTGAAGCGACACCAGAAGCGAGCGCGGAAGATGAGTTGATCGTTACTATCGGTGAGGAAGCGCCACCTCAGGAAGAAGAAAAGCCAGCGCCCGAATGGGTACGCGAGCTGCGTAAATCGCACCGAGAGCTACAGAAGCGCAATCGTGAACTCGAAGCTAAGCTAACCCAAGATCAAGCGCCCAAAGCGCCTGAAATTGGCAAGAAGCCCACGCTAGAGGACTTCGACTATGACGCCGAGAAGTTCGAAAACAGTCTCGCCCAATGGTTTGAGCGCAAGCGACAAGCCGATGAGCAAGCTGCCAAGGTGCAGGCCGATATTGAGAAGCAACAGCAGGAGTGGCAAGCCAAGCTGCAAGGCTACGGCAAAGCCAAAGCTGAGCTGAAGGTGAAGGATTACGACGATGCCGAAGGTATCGTGCAGGAGTCTTTCAATACCACGCAGCAAGGCGTTATTCTGCAAGGTGCCGACAATCCGGCTTTGTTGGTTTATGCGCTCGGCAAGAATCCAAAGAAGGCAAAGGAACTTGCTTCAATCAGCGACCCCGTAAAATTCGCTTTTGCGATTGCAAAACTGGAGACTCAGTTGAAAGTAACCAACCGCAAGGCGGCATCTCCGCCAGAGAAAACGGTTCAGGGAACTGGCCGCGTATCTGGAACGGTAGACTCAACCCTAGACCGACTTCGCGCCGAAGCCGAAAAGACGGGCAATTACTCAAAGGTAATGGCCTACAAACGGCAAAAGCGCACTGCCTAAACTAACTTTTTGGAGAACCAATCATGGCAAATGCATTTAGTAAAGAAGAACGCGTGGCGTTCGAAGACATCCTCGAAGGCTTTAATGACGCCCTCGTTCTTTCCCGCAATGTCGCTGTGTACAACACCGACAGCGCAATGATGGAGCGCACGAACAACGTCATTTGGCGTCCCCAGCCCTACGTGGCGCAATCGTTCGACGGTACTGACATGACCTCGAACTTCAAGGACTTCACGCAGCTCAGCGTCCCGGCTACGCTTGGCTTCAACAAGTCTGTGCCATGGGTGCTGACCGCCACCG